CGGGGCGCCTTTTGGTCCGACTATGTCGGTGGGCAATCGCCCGGGATCCGGGTAAACCGGAATCTTTCCATGGTAACTAAGACCCGCTTCATTTTGGGAGATTCAATTACTCGACTTTCTTGGAAATCGGCCAGCTGGCAGTGCCCCATTACTTCTAGGGGTATTACCTTAGGCCACCAAGACGAAGAGTATTTCCCTAATGGGCATCCTGGCCATTATATTTCGAACGGAGTAACCGTTTACTTAGACGGTCAGCCAAAGTTTTATGACTTGGCTGGCGGTTTTTGGGACGGTCATCCGAATGATTTATACGTCAGGACGGTCCGTTACCTTGAGTCTTTCGACTCAGTATCGAGCGTCGGTTGGAACGAGAAGAAACCAGTTCTCGTGGCTTTTAAGTCGAGTTCAGCTCGACGACGAAGTCTCGTCGCTCCTGTACGCCCTCTATGGAGGCCTCCGTATCGCAAACCGCTCCATCCGCCAACCAAGCGTGAGGTGAAACTCAGAGAACCTGAGCTTCCCCCCACCGGGGTTACGGAGAAGTATTTGCGAACACTCGATAGATACGTCGCTCTGTTCATCAAACTTGATGCTCAGTTCGAGGCATCTTATCGGAGGCGCCTTAGAGTGTATCAGCGCAACGTTGCTAAGCGAGAAGCCGCTCTTAAACGCTATATCGCGGTCTATGACCGTCGCTTGGCGAAATATAAGAGGCGACTCGCCCAGTACGAAGCACTGATGGGTAAGAATTCCGCTGGTAAGAGGAAATCATACCGCGTTGTCGCTCCAAGAATGAGTCCACTTCCTCAAAATCCTTACAATCGACTTCGTGTCTGGTTCCCTGCCGATACTCCTCTTTCCTATAATCGACTTAGATGGTCGAATTATATGACTACGGATTTCGGCAATGATCCTTCACTTCGTCTGTTTGACGGGACTATGAAAGTTGACTCGGTGGACGTTGTCCCCTCGGATTCGAACGCCTTGGCGTTCACCCGACTTCCTGGTAGCGGCTCCCATATCGAACATGCGTTTTCTTCTGAACTCATTCGACTCGACGCGCTTGTTAAATCCAAGCTTGTCGATAAAGTGAACAATCAGAAGGTTAACCTTGTCTTTATGGCTGCTGAACGAGCTCAGACCTTCTCGCTCATCGCTGACGTGACCCGTCGCCTCCTCCTCGTCCTGAGAGGGAAGCGAAAGATCATGCATGCGATTGGCAAGTATGCGAAGAAGTCACCTCGCCGAATCGCCGATGATTACCTGGCGTTTCAGTTTGGTGTTCTCCCTCTCATGTCTGATCTTAAAGCGCTCACTGATAAGCTTTTCGGCTCATCCGTGAATGACCGTCTTACTTTTCGGTCCAACTCGACTATTCGCGTCCAGGGAGATTATCCCCTTAACGGTAGAATGGTCACAGTTGAGGGAACAGTTGCAGTATCCATTGTTCTTAACTACGAACTTGGTTCTGCTGGTTCTCGCGCCCTCAGCGAATACGGCTTCATCAATCCTGCTGAAGTCGCTTGGGAGGCGATGCCTTGGTCTTTGTCGTTGATTGGTTCGCTCCCGTAGGGAATTGGCTCTCGAGTTTTTCGGCCGAAACTGGCCTTACTCGTGTCGCTTCTACCCGAACGGTTCGAATCTTCCTCAAAGTCAAAAATGCCTCGGACTCCAACCACCTCTCACCACCTCAAGTGACCGATTTCCTCTCCGGGATTTATCGGCGACTTGGCGCCTCTGGCGTTAACGGTGACGTGTCGTACGTTAATTATGTCGTAGATGGCGCCGTCGTAGAGTGGAAGTCTCGATCAGTCCTACCTCAGGACTTTTCCTTGACTTTTAATCCTCTCTTGGCTGCGAAATCTCCGATATCTTGGACGCACGGCTTTGAATCTCTCGCCTTATTGGCACAGAGGTTGCTTAAACCCTAAGGAGTATGCAACATGCCTGCAATTTCGGCGATTTCTCTCAATGACGGAAAGACCACTCCCGTCGCTCACTCTTTCGCGCCCCGTGACATCAAGGGCAGCGTGGCTACCTTCGAAGACCGTTCCTCTGGTGTCGCACTGGGTTACCCTGTGCTCACCGTTGGTATTTCTCGGCCTTCCAAGACCTCGCCTCTGACGAAAGTCCGTCTGAAGATCCAGGTACCTGTTCTCGAGACCGTAGGCACTGTCTATGTCGGCAATACGCCGGCACCAGTCAAGGCCTACGAGACCGGGTTCGATGGTACCTTCTTCCTCCCCATGCGGGGCGGCCTTCAGGACCGCAAGGATATTCACGCTTACGTGAAGAATTTCCTCGCGAGCGCCTTTTGCGACGCCATCGTGCAGCAACTCGAAAGCGTCTACTGAGTCTAAGACTCCGTAAACCTTTTTCGTTGCTGGGAGACACCAAGACGGAGGCTTTATGTCTAAGACAAAAGCTCGTGTGCCGACGCGTGATGCTCGGCATCTCGATATTCGCCGCGTTATGCGTGGATATCGACTCGCTGCTCAAGATAATCTTGAGCTTATCCAAGACTTTTTCATCGCTCTTGATACTCCTGTAGCTTTGTCTTGCTACATGATGTTCAAGTACGGCGAGCATGAACAACTTGCTCGTAAGGAAATACACCCGTCTTCGTATGAGGACGCGTGGAAGTTCCGCGATGATTTCGCAGCCATCAGTCTTCTTATGAAATACCCAGAACTCAAGACGGGTATCGACACTAAGAAGCAAGCAATCAGTAATTTCATCGATTGCGAGCAGGCTTGCGAAAGAACGAATCGTCGTCTCCTTGATCGAGACATACATAAGGCCCTAGGCCCTGTATGCGGAGGGATATATCATATATTTCTCCGGAAAATCTCTCGAATTCTGGGTGACTTCGACATCGACGCTGTCTTAGATAATGCGAGCTGGGGACCTGGTGCTACCCTTTGCGTAAAAAGCAAAGACGCTTCATGGACCCAGAAATTTGACGTCGATAAAGATATAACTATTGACGCCAGCCGCCTGTTCCTCCCTGTGATGCGCGAAGCTTATCCTCTCTGGGATTTGGCTGAGCCTCGCATAGTAGCAGGTAACAAGGTCGTTACTGTGCCGAAGAACGCAAAGACGGATAGAACGATCGCTATTGAACCCGGGCTTAATGTCTGGATTCAACTAGGGATCGGTCGTCTCATCCGTTCGCGTCTCCGCTCCGCTGGCTTCGATCTTAATAGCGATTTCAAAAATCAATCGTTCGC